ATCCATCCTCCAGGCGGCGTACTGGACTGGAGAGCGGATCGGCGGCTTGCTGGCCTTGGAGTGGCAAGACGTCGAACCGCAGGCGATCGTCTTCCGCGCCGAGGGCCGGAAGGGGCAGCGGGCCGACATCTATCGGCCGATCCCGCCCGAGTGCTACGAGGCCATCATGGCGACGAAGACGAAGCGAAAACTCGTCTTCGACTGGGATAGGAGCTACACCCTCATCTGGCACCGCCTCGGCCGCATCTGCGAGCGAGCGGGTTTGCCAAACGACCGGATGAGCAAGTTCCACCGCGTCCGCAAGACGTCGGCCTCGTACTACGCTGCGGCTGGCGGCGACCCGCAGACGCTCATGGGTCACTCGAGTCCGACGGTCACGAGGAAATACTTGGACCCGAGGATCGTGCGGCCGGATACGAACGCGCCCGATGTCTTGCCGAAGGTGTCGTGACCTGGCTCGGGTCTGGCCCGCATCGTGGCCCGTGGATTCAGCGTATGGGGCGTGCGGCTAGCCTTGCAGTGGCGGGTCTGGCGGCAGCAGTGCGACGGCGTCGGCCCAAGGGATCACCTCCACGCTCGCGAGCAGCGCTGCCTGGTCTGCCGCTGCCCACATGGCGTGGAGCAGTCCGCCTGGCATGACTTCGGTCAGTACATCCGCCGACAGCATGAGTCGCCCATCGGTCAGCACGCGAGGCATCGGCACGCAGTTGGGCGTGCCGTACTGGGCGTGCAGCGTGGCGAGACGGCCCGCGAGTTGCGGCGTGAACACCAGCGCCAGTTGTTTGGCGTCGGCGTCATTGATCGGGAGCGTGAGGTCAGAGAGGGTCATGCGTTACGGCCTAGGGCGGTCTGGAACGCCTGCATGGCCGAGTTGTAGGCCGAGACTTGCGTGGCCGACATGCTCGCGCCGATGCTGTACGCCATCATGCGATGGTTGCAGTAGCTGCCAGCCGCACCGGATGTGTTTCCAGCGAACACGTACCATGCGTTCGCGTGAGATGCTGGAGTTACGCTCGTCGAATCGGTGCCCCGGCTTGTGGCGTTTTGGTAGAGCGTTTGCGTCGTAGCCGCCGTCCTAGTTGCGGTCCACAGTCCGCCAGAAATGGTCGTGCTTCCTGCCCCCTGCCCAGCGACAGCGAACGCCGCCGATCCCCAGCACCCCTGGGCGTAACTCTCATTATTGGCCGATATAAGGCGGTGCTGGATTGAAAACACATTCGATGCGTCTGCGGCTGCGACCATTCGCGCGATGCTGCCAACCGTAACGGTCGGGATATAGGCCGACAAATGCCCAGTAGCGAGCGATGGCAGCGCATTTGGTGCCAGACCGGTGTTCAAGAACTTGCTGCTGCCGTTTCCTGCGAGCCCGCCACTTGCTCCAGTTTCGGTGTAGTCGCCTGCCACAAAGTTGTTGTTGGTGTCGGTCGTATTGCCGAACTGCGTGCCCGTCAGTGACGGGCCTCGGAAAAGAGGGACGAGTGCTGCGGACAGATTCCGCCCAGCGAAAATTCCGAGTCGGAAGAATCGGTCGCGGATGCCTGCCCGGTCGATCGCGTCACAGAATGCCGATACGGCTCGCAACGTGGACTGCGAAACCGACCCGCCGTTCGCCGCCACACGCCGCGCCCAATCGAGCGCGTCGTGATGGACGCGGGGCCGTGCCGACGCGATGAGGCGCAGGCTCACAGAATCCTCCACCGCGAGATCGCGGTCGAGTAGGTGAGCGTCACCGAGCCGCCGTCGGCCAGGAGGATGACGTCCGCGTTCGTGGCCGAGCGGAACCGATTCGCCGCCGTGCTCGATGCCGACTCGTGCTTGAGCGTGATCGCCGCCCCGCCGCTCGCGTTCGTGTTGATCACGAGCCGCATGGCCCCGTCCACCGTCCCGGCCACGAGCCCAGTGAGGTCGATGGCGGTCGAACTCGACAACCGGATGATGTCGCACACACCTGGGGCGTAGTCGTTTTGGCTCGCCGACAGACTGGACGGCGTGACGATCACCGGCGCGATCGCGTCGGATCCGCCGGTCTGGTGGGTGGACGCATGGCTGGTCGGCGTGCGGGCATTGGACAGCCGCGAATCGCCCGTGAGCACGACGTTCGCCGTCAGCCGCGCGTCGGCGAGCGTGCCGCTGGTCAGCAGGCTCGCATTCGTCGTCGGAGGAGCCGCCGCCACGACGGCCGTCGCGAAGTCGGAGATCGTGGAGGCTGTCTGGAAACCGGTATGCGTGGCCCGGTCCCGCAGTTGCGCGTCGGTGGCGTTGGCCGTGGCGCCCGCGGAGATGCCGTCGAGCTTCGTCTTCGCGGAACTGGCCGCCCACCACGCCGCCACCGCCTGGAACACCCGCAGCGGTGAGAACGCGAGCCGGCTGGTCGAAGTGCCGGCCTCGGCCTCGGCCTGGGTGACCGTCGCGGCAGACCACTCGCGGGCGTCGGTGAGGCGGGCGTCGGTCGTGCTGACCGCCCCCGACACGTCCGCCACCGCCAGCGTCACCGCCCCTGTCCGCCCCGCCACGCTCTGCACCGGGGCCGCAGCCGCGGCCCGGCCCGTCGTGTGGTAGAGGTTCGTCGTGCCCTCCGGCACGGCATCGGTCGAGCCCGGGGCCGCCGAAATCTCGATGTACTGGCTGCCACTCCAGCGGAACACCTTCCCGTTGTCGATCGTGACGTAGATCTTCCCCGTCTCGCCCGTGGCCGGCCGGGCCGCGGCGTTGGCGTACTCGAGCACGTCATCCACGAAGCTCGGCAGCTGCGAGGCCTGGACCTTGCCGTAGGGGTCCAACTCAACCTTCTGGGCCAGGGCCGCCGTGAGCCCAGTCACGTCTCCGATCTCGTGGGAGTGGGCCTGCGGCGGGAACGTCGTCGGCTTGCCGGTCACTGCCGACCATGTCACGGGGCCGACGTCGCCGATCGTGACCACCACCTCGGCACCCGACGTCACCGTGGCGTTCGTTTCGCTGCCGACGACAGTGACTGTGATCAGTTCGTTGCTCATGCCTTGGTCGTCCTCACGGTGCCTGCCAGTACCGTCCGCGTGTATCCGCCCGGCGTGACCCAGCGGAAGTACCACCTCATGCGAGCCGCCGATAGAGCCGTCGTCTGTGACTCCGTCAGCGTGAACGTCACGGTGCTCGTCGTCACGCCGCCGCTGGTCGCCGTCGTCAACGCCATCGCCGGAGCCGCCAACTCCGCGTTGGTGGCGTCGTTGTAGATGCTGGCCGCGCGGGTATATCCGGTGAGGTCCACGTTGAACGTGGCCGCAAAGGTGAACTCGTCGCCGCGGATGAGCGAAAGATTCAGTTCGCCGGGCAGTTGGTTATAGGCGGCCATTCTTCACCTTCTCGATTTCCAGCGTATGAATGCGGCGGACTCCCTGGTTGCGGTCCACCCATCGCCAGGCTTGCTGGGAGCCCGCCGGGATGACCACCTCATAGGTCCGCTCGATACCAGCCTCCTCCACCACGATCCGATCACCGCGAACAGGGTCGGCTGCATAGTCGGCGAACCCGATGATGAAATCCCTGGTCTCGATCCGCACCATCTGCCCCGCCGCGTCGATCCCCTCCCACCGGCCGATGGTCGGCGTGGCCCGGCACGTGACCGGATGGCTGGCCCCGGCCGGCAGGTAGCCGACGAGCACCGCCAGATGCTCGCGCCGCTGCCGCTCAAACCAGCTGCCAGCGTTCGCGAGCATGTCCTGCACTTCGCCACCTCCGGCCACTGCCGGGGGCGGGCTGCGACTGACGCGGCCCGCCCCCGAGGCATGGATCAGGAATTCATCAGCTGAACATCGACCGTCGCATCGCCAGCGGCAGCCGTGGCCACCGCGTAGCCCACGAGCACGTTGGTGCTCGCGGTGCCGGTGAAGACGCTGTTCGTGGCGTCCCAGTACACCTTCGCCCACTGGTTGATCGCCTGGTTGGCGGTCTTCGCGTGCCGCACGACACCCTTGACCACCAGGCTGCCCTTCTCGCCGGCCGCGAGGCCCACCGGCACCACGCCGATGCCCACGGTCCCCATCACGACCACCGCACCGGCGGCCACCGCGGCCGTCGGGGTGTAGTCGATCGCCTCGCCCCTCTGCACGAACGTCGCCATGTTTGTTTCTCGCTTTCTGGAATCTGGAAAGAACTTGGTTCGTCACCCCGGGGCCGGGCTTGGGCTCCCGGCCCCGGGCACGATTTGCACTGTCAGGGTCAGGCCGTGGCCATCCGGTAGCAGCTCTTCGGCTCGCCCTTGGCGACACCGAAGTCGAAGTACCCGCGGACCTGGATGCCGAGCGTGTCGAAGTCCGCCTCGGCCTGCTCCACGACGGGGTTGCGGTTGCCGTTCAAGAACAGCACCTCCATCGCGTTCAGGTCGCCCGGGTTCGCCACGAGCCACCAGGTGCTCGCGCTCGACAGGTAGACCGACGACACGACCTGGTACCGACCGGCCAACACGTTCGTGCTGGGGGCCGCACCGCTCGTGCCGTGGACCAGGGCCGAGCCCATGGCCTCGGCACCAGCGATCTCCAGCTCCGGCGGGAGCAGGAGGATCGACGGATTCACGCCCAGCGGGTTGCCGTCCGCGTCGTTGACCTTCCGGTAGGCCGCCACCGCCGCCTTCAGGCTGGTCAGGCTGAAGGCGTTGCCCGCCCCGGCCGTGGCCCGCTCGAAGTAGGTGGCGTTGGACGCCTGGAACTCGGTCCAGAAGTTGGTGTTGAACCGGAGAGCAGCACCACGGCCGAGCCGGGTGGGCACCACGGTCAGAGCACCGAGGTCGTCGTTGATGATGTCCCGACGGCTGATCGCGGAGATCCGGCCGTAGGACTTCGCACCGAACGAACGAGCCTCGTCGGTCGCTTCGGCCGACTTGAGCTCACCGGCCGGGCCGACCTCCTCGAACACGAAACCGCCGTTCACGCGAACGCCGGTCACCGCCTTGAAGTCGGAGACGGGGCGGATCATGGAGATCCGATCCCACACCGACTCCACCGAGGTGTAGCCGTTGAGGAGGAACTTGCCGTAGGCCGTGCCGACCACGTTGGCGATCGAGTGGGTGCTCGATCCGAACGAAGCCTTCAGCACGTCGCGGAGGTTGCCGTCGGTGAGCTTGTAGGCGTCACCCTGGTAGCCGTTCGCCTTCGCCGCACGGAGGAGCATCTCCTGGAGGCCCATGTTCCGCCGCTTGTGGGCGGCTTCGAGCGTCCGCTCGCCGAACTGCTTCTCCACGCCCGGCAGGTTGCCGGCCATGCAGATCGAGGCGACGAGCATCTCGTCGGTCTCGGCCGGCTTGGCGACGACGTGGACCGCCGGAGCGGCGGGGCGATCGGCACGAATGTCCGCGAGGGCTTCGGCCTTGACCTCCTTCCGCAGCTGCTCGAGCAGCTCGGCCTTGATCGCGGCCACGTCCACGGGGGGAGCGGGCGGCGTCACGGCCTCGGGGGCCTTGGCTTCCACGGCGACCTTCGCCGTGGCTTCCGCCGAGGCCTTGACCTCGTCGGGCTTCTGGTTGGCGTGATCCGCCATGTGGAAACCTCCATCATTCGCTTCCGCAGCGATCGCGGCAGACGTAGCGGCGTCTGCTCCGAAAAGGACGATCGACACCTCGCGGAGCGTGCTCGCACGCACCACGCTGATCGGGCCGGCGAACTGGCGGCCGTTCACCTCGACGCTCTCGCCGGCGGCGATGTTCTCGATCCGGCCCACGTCGGCCCCGATCGACGCCTGGAACTTCCAGCCCTTGCGGGCGAGGTTCACGGCCTTGGCCACCTCGGGGCTCTCGCCGATCACCTCGGTGGCCACGGTCAGGTCGGAGCCGCTGTTGACGGCCTCGTAGGCCTGGCCGACGGCGTGATCCATGTCGTACTGGTGGCCGAGCATCACGGCGATCGGCTGGCTGGTCGTGTCCATGCCGGCCAGGTCCACCACGAGCGGCGTGCGGCTCCACGCCTGCCGGATGGCCCGGCCGGTGTAGCCCACGAGCGAAAACTTCGGGTTGCCGCTGCTCTGGCCGTCCGCGAGGATCGGGGCCTCGATGAGCGTGGCTTCGCCGCCAATCTTGATCCGCTGGCTCATGCGTTGGCCTCCTCTGGGTCTTCGGGCAACGGCTGCCGCTCGGGCGTCGAGAGGTCGATGCCCAGTTCAGCCGCATACGCCTCCTCGGCCGCGATCTGGCGGAACACTTGCCGCCAGTCCTTGCCGCGACGGGCACAGGCTTCCGACCGGCTCACGGTCTTGTTCTCCAGGCCGACGCTCTCGGCGTTGGCCTCCTTGAGCGGGTCGATGTGCTCGTGGCCGTCCCACCGCCACCGCCATGTCCACTGGTCGCGGGGCGGCAGGCCGTCGGGGATCATGCCGTCCACCACGGCGGCCTCGTCGATCCACCGCTGGAGCAGCGGGTCGAGGATCACCCGCTCCACGTCCGCCCGTTCGGCGTTCATGTGCTGGCGATACACGAGGTAGTCGCCACGCATCGTGGAGTAGTTTGCCCCGGTCGCGTCCATCACCGCGACGATGTACGGCATCGACAGGCACCGGCTGATCTGCATCAGGATGCGCCGCTCGAAAGCGTCGAAGGTGCTCGTGGGCTGCTCCGCCTTCATCTGGAACGGCTCCCACCCCTCCGGGGCCGCCATCGCCATGCCTCGCATGATCGGAAGCGTCTCGGCCAGCGGCAGGGCGGCGGCGGTGCCGCTCGCCGGCATCGTGGTCTTGAAGATCGCGGCGAAGTCGGCGGCCGTCTCCGCAGCGGTCACGACCGCGTACTGGTAGCGGCGGAGCATGGCGAACAGCTCGAGGGCCGGCACCACCTCGCCGACGCCGCGGTGCTGCCCGGGGCGGGTTGCGTGGAAGTAGTGGTGGACGTAGCGGGCGTCGACCCACCGGCCGCCGAGCGTCACGCCGAAGTGCAGCGAGCCCGGGTGGTGGTCGAGGAGGAAATACTCCGACGGGTTGCCGTCGGCATCGAACCGCACGCCGTCCACCACGCCGGCGAACTCGAACCGGCTTGCCGGGTCGGCGATCATCTCGGCCTCGACCAGCCGGAGGTCGAGCTGCACGTTCCGCAGCCGGCGGTTGGTCGTCTGGAGCGCGAAACCGTCCCCGTCGATCGCCTTCACCGTGCGGAGCGTGCGGAGCTTCTTGGCCAGGTCGATCTCCTGGTGCCACTCGAAGACGTTCTCCTCCACCCGGGCCACGGCCGCCTGGTTCGCGTCCGGCCCGCAATCGAGGAGCAGCGTCGGCCCCTTGCCCACGAGGTCGGTGGCCAAGGTCGCCACCATGCCTGCGAGGTAGCCGTTGTTCGCGGCCTCGTAGCGGGCACGTGAGCGGAGCGTCCGCCGCACCCACGGCGAGAGGGCCGCGTCGGCCGCCATGTGGTCGGCCTGGCTCCAGTGGTTCTTGTTGCTCGGGGTGGTCTGGGCGGCGTCGTACCGTGCCCGAATGAGGTTGGTGACGACGTGCCGCTGCCGGGCGATCGTCGCCTCCAGCGACCGCCTGGACTGCCCGAGGATGTTGCCGAGCAGGCCCATCAGCCGGTGGCCCCGGGGGATTCGATGCGGGCCATCCGCAGACACGCAAACGGCGAGCCGGCGGCGGCACGCGAGCGGATCACGAAGTCCGCGGCGGCCACTTGGCGGTCGAGCTCGTGTTGCTCCACCTCGCCGGCGTCCGTCCGGGCACGGCGCGGTTGCGCGAGATTCGCGGCGACCGCTTCGACGACGTCTTCGTTGGCCACGGGCCGGCTCCGGTGGTGGGGGCGATGCTTCGCCCTACCACCACTGTACCGACGTTCAGAGGTGTGCCCGGAGGAACTCGATGCCGGAGAGCTCGTCGGCCATCGCCTCGAGGTCGAGGTAGAAGTCTTCCCAGACTTGATCGACGTGCATGGCGGCGGCCTCCGGCGGGTGCGGACGCCACCATTTTCCGACCGCGGCTACGTGTTCGTTTGCCGGTGAAAACGCACCGTCAGGTAGGTGCCGAGCCACGCCCCGGAGGCGAGCGGGATGAGGTAGATCGGGTTCTTGGAGTAGGTGATGACGCCGAAGGCCAGGAGCGAGTACAGCACCGATGAGATCGAGGCCGCCGTGAGCGGCCGCCGCTTCTCGACGGCGATGATGTACGCGGCGTAGAGGATGTCCACCGCGACGTAGGTGGCGAAGATGACGACGGCGGTGAAGGGGGAGAAGTCGGTCATGGCGTTGGAACAATCAGGCGGATAATGGATTATCCCCGGGTGACCGGGGGTCAATTACATGGTTCTCGGTCACTCGCCAACAAACTCCACCGAGATGTCCTGCGACTTCGCCACGCGGCGAATCTCGTCTCGCTCAAACTCCAGATGCTTTCTCGCGTGTTCCGGCGTTTTGAACGTCATCGGCTCGCCTGTTGGCCCAGTGTCAGCATGGCGAGTGAGCCGCAGCAGATAGAA